GTTCCAGCAATATGACGTGATGCCACGTTAAATATCAATTTTAATGTGGTTTCCGTTTTCGGTTTACGGCGGAAATTATCAACAACAAAATTGTGATACAAATACACTCCGTTTTCAAACAAATCCGAATATGACAAATACTGTACACCGCTGTCGTCAGTGACTAATGTGTTGTCACTGTTGACGTATTTAGATAAATCATAAAACAGGTTATCCGTCGTCAGTTCTGTATTTATATCTGATATTTTTGCTTTCAACTCATTGTCTGCCGCCTGTCGGTCCGAAATTTCAGTACTGATTTTTTCATTCAGTGAATGCTCTGCGCCCTCTCTGTCTGAAATTTCAGTTGTCAGTTTTGTTGCAATTTCATTGACCGCCGCCAAAAATGAATTTTTATTATCGGTTTTTAGGTTATTTAGGTTACTGATACCGTAAAAAATGTGCGACAAATGATACATTTTTGTAATTTCCGCTCTTTGATATTGAATGTTTATTTCAGCGATAGCGTCAGCGTCAGTCGGCGCACAATCTATATCTACAACATCAATATCCAATTTACCTGTATTAGGCGAATATGCTATAGCGACATACTTATCGCCGTGGTCCTCTTCCGATTTGCTACAATTAAACGTACCTATTACATCTACCGCAGGCATTGGGCTACCGTTCAATAGGATTTTTGAATGTACCGTTTCGGCAGGTATTTTAACTGTACCTGTATCGTAGGCTGTGATGTTTATTACAAAATCAGATGTAGTCAATGTGTGCGTGATTGTATGTTTCGTTGTTTCATCAGTGCCGTACAACTCTGTTTTGTCAGCCTTTTTGCTGTCTGCCGTCTGCCTTTCGGTGATTTCACTGTCAATATTACGTTGCAGTTCATTATCCGCCGCCTGTCGTATTGTCACTTCATTGTTTATACGACTGCTTAGCGAACTATATTCACTTTCCCTCGCTTTGGTTTCGGCTGTGATTTTGTCTGCCAAACCTACATCAGCGTTGGTGCGTTGCGTTATTTCTGTGTCCAATTTGTCGGACAGTGTGTTGTGGTCGGTCTGAATTGCCGTGAAATTATCACGGACAATTTTCCACCATTTCGATAAAAACGTCTTTCCGTCAAAATTAAAATTTAATTTCATTTTATCATTCCTTTCTAATCGTAATTGATTGGGATTTTGGTATTAAAAAAACACGCCGTAAGCGTGCTATGGTGGTATTCGTCTGTACATTTTTGATACTCCTTTCAGATTTTGCCCCTTGCAAATTGTTTCCATTTGATATATACTGAAACAAAAAGGAGGCTACAAGCTATGAAAAAATTTATATTAGGTTTTATAACAGGCGGTATAATCTGTGCGACCGCGACAGGTTTCGCGGTAGAATATGCAGTAACGGCTAACCCGTTCCCTGTTGCCGTAAACGGTACAGAAACGGCGATTGAGGGTTACAACATAAACGACAATACATATTTTAAATTGCGTGACGTTGCCGACGCTGTAGGCGGTTTTGATGTTGGTTTCAGCAACGATACAATCACGATTGACACCGATACCGCCGCCGAACCAACACCGACTGTAAAACCGTCAACCACTGACTTGTCACCTTTGCCGGAACTCACCACCAAACAACGTGACGGCGTACAGTATGTCAGTAAATACGATATAAACGATATGTTAGAAAGTATAGGTTTAAGCGATTACGAATTTTTCGGACACGACTTTTGTAAAAAAGACGATTTGCTGAATCCGATATTAACTGACATTCCACTTTACGAACACGACATTGAGCTAATTCCGCTTGATTACTATGTTTCTACCATAATACCAACTATAAATAGCTTGCGTTAATTCAACTACCCTCAAAATGAGGGTAGTTTTTCTTTACGACATTGTGTCAATTTGCTTTTTTAAGTTGTTCACTTTTTCTGTTAATTGTTGTATTTCTTTTGATATATCCTCAATATTCTTTTTTGTTGCAACAGGGCTTTCATTAACGCAAAACTCGCCGCCCTCAACATTTATACCCTTATAATCTTCATTATTAGCTACATACGGCACTAAACGGGCATAAGGTGTTGAATAGTTACCGTCTTTGTCAGGTTGATAACTGTCGCCGTAAAATTCAATACCTTTGGTGTTATTACCGGATATTCCGACACGCAACATACCCTGTATCAGACAGTCTTTCATTGTCTGAATACTTCCGGCAATAATAACTTCTCCGCTTGCGTCCATATATATAGCCGGTTTCTTGTCATTTCCGTATATTGCAAATGCGTATGTATCGCCATAATCACCTAATTTTATTTTTAATTTTTTGCCATCATCATTGTAGATATTTAGTGTAAACTTACCGCCGACATTTCCTAACTGCAAACGTTTATTACCGTCTTTGTTGTATATCGTCAGCAAATCGCCGACAATCTTCAACAGCTCGTTGTCGCTCTGCACCTCGTTTCGGTCTGTGTTCACCGTTCCTTGCACTTTGCGAATGTTTACGCTGTTATTCGCCGTCTGCCACTTTGCATGTTTCTTTGTTGCCTGTTCTGTCTGCCATAGTCCGATAAAAAAATCACGTCTGATATGCCCGATTGATATATTGCTCTCTTTCGGCTCCAACGGATATGCCTGATACTCAATTACCCTCTGCACATATTCCGTACCGTCTATGTCAAATACGTGTACCGTATCGCCTATTTCCAACTTTTCCGCCGCACCGTATTCAGCTAATTTGGATAGGTCAATCAATTTACCGCTGATTGTCAACTGCGGTGCATCAATTCTATCTTCGTTGTCCTCGTCAAATTCCCACTTCGCATTTCGGTACAGCTTTTCTGCTGACGTATAGTCGCTGTAATCTTTGTACCCCTCTTGTACTCCGTATTTTTCAATGTTTGGACTGTCTATATATGCTTTGCCGCCGTTTACACTGCTGACCGTTAAATCGTCACTTCCGAACGCCCATAAACGCGTTATCATATCGCTTACGTTGCGTTCTATTGATATGCTTTGCATATTCTTTTCTAAACGCAGTCTTACACCGTTATCCTTACCTATACGTTCAACAATGGCTATGTTACATACAACGTTGTTACTGCTGTCAATGCCTGTTTCGTGATATATTTCGCCACGTCCCAAATTTTCTATTATCGTTTTTATAACGTCCCACAAATTAGTTTTATCCGTTGAGAAAAAATCAATTAACAGTTTGTCATCTGCTACCCACTTCATTCCTTTGGCGGTAAGCTCTGCCTCTGTCATAATGTGAAAAATGCACCTTTCCCCGACATACTTTTTAAATTCTGATATAATATCAACCGCCGCTTGCAATACCACTCTTGAACTTTTTCCGATATGGTCGCCGATTGTCGGTATAAACGCTTTCTGTGCCTCATATACAAAATGCGGTGTACCGTAAACGTGCAACACATCTGTACCGCTCATATTTCGTGTTGTTCGGCTGATTTCGTAAATATGGTTATTTACGCTAACCAACATATTTTGACTGATTAGACGCGCCTTTTCATCATACGGATAATCAAATTCCAAACTACCCGTATCATTTAATATCCTTGTTTCCTTGACGTTATAGGCGTTATTCAGCACCTCGCCCGTTTCAAAACTGTCTGTATATCTGTCGTGCAATCGCATAAATGTTATCTGTCCCATTTGTATATATCCTCCGTTTCTGTATTCCACACATACTGTGGATAAAATGAAAATTCGACCGTTGCCGTCGTGGATAAATTTATTGTATTTGCCCCTGTTTCCAGTTCAAAAAAACTACCTTTGATTTTTTTCATAATACTGTTGCCGTTTACGTCTGTTACCGACTGTTTGTCGCAGTCAATAACGCAGTTTTCCGACACCGTAACACTGATACCGTTACAGGTTATCGTTGTAGGTTTTGTGACGTTTGTAACACGCAAAACAGGTCTGACAGGGCGGTCGCCTGTGTTATGTATTGTACTGTCGCCTGCTGTTGTAATCGTGTAATATTCATTCGGTCCGATTGGTATTTCATCATCTAATTTGATATTTTGGCTATCCAATATCGGACCGTCAAAAATATCAAATACCAACGCCGCCCACGTCTGCACCTTGAACGACACCGAAATGACCGTTTTGTGTCCGTAGTTTTCGGGTTTGTAATCTATTGTTTCAATAACCGACGCATTCCATTTGACATTGGGTGTGTCGTCAAATATCAACTCACCGCGTCCCATTAACCACGTTGTGATTTTTGTGATTTTGCTGTTCAGTTCAGACATATCCGCCGCCGATATTTGCAAATTCATTTTAAATACACGGTTTTTATAAAATTCACGGTTGTACGCATTTGCCGTTGAAAAATCATATTCACCGTCTATATACGGGCTGTCATATGTCTGTATTTTCATTTCCGGTTTAATCGGACGTGACTGCGTTTGTACAGTCACGCCGAAATCGTTTGAATGTTTGTTTTTAAAATAAAATCCGTTTCGCATTTTCTACCTCCGCACGTTATACATAGCTACCCAAAATAGCGCTGTCTGTCGTATTGATTGTGATTTTACTGTTGTTGTTATAGTTCTGCTGTTCAATCTTAATGCCCTTAATTGCGTCTATGATCTCACTTAACGTCTTGGTTATCTTGTCATTGCCGCCGCTGACTTCCTGTGTTATATCCGCCACAATGCCTGTCACGTCTATACTGTCAATGTTAGTTGCAATCGACTTGATGAAATCAGTCTTGCTGTTTTCCAACGCGTCATACTCTGCCTCTAATTTTTCAATCGTGGCATTGTTTTTGACTTGCAACTGATACAATTCCTCGTCACGTTGCAGTTGTTTCATCTGCTCTTGCAGTTCTTTGTACTTCTGCTGTCCTCTGTCTGTTACTGCATTTGCGTAAATATCCAACTGCGCCTGTGTTTCGGACATATCAGCCTTGCGGTCCTCTACCGTCCAACTGTCCTGTAATGCCTGTTCCTGTGCAGAAAATTCATCACGCAGTTTGTTGATGTAGTCCTGTTGTTGCTGTAGCATATCGTCAAACGATTCACCCGCTTGGTCGAACATATCGTGATTTAGTTCGGTCATATTTTTGTTGTATTCTTTGCGGCTGATTAACCCCGCGTCATAGTATTCCTGTGTATACTGCTGAATACGTTTTAAACCGGCGATATATTCTTCATCAGTCATACCGTAATACTTGCGTTGTTCTTCCAACCAGTTCTTTGACTGCTCCACACGCTCCGAATACATATCCGAACCTAATTCACTTTGATACTTGTCGAACTCGTCCTGTGTCAACTCGCCGTTTGCCAATTCCTCACGGTGCCTATCCATAACACGGTTGTACGCGTCAAGCGGACTGTCGCCGTTATCTTGCCAGTCGTTAAAATATGTATGTTCACTGATGTAGTTTTTTGATATGTCGTACTCTTTCTCAATTTGTTCTTTACGCTTGTCCAAATACTCATCATTCAGCTTGTTTTTTGCCTCTACATATTCTTTGTGACTGATTATACCCTGTGCGTACATTTGTTCGGTGTACGTCTGTATTCTGCCGATACCTGCGATATAATCGGCGGCACTCATACCGTTGTATTTTTCTTGGTGTTCCAACCAATCGCGACTGTATTCGGTCATATTGTCGTATAACGTTGAACCTATACTTGACATTTCTGTCGTATAGTCCTCCCACGTCATACGTCCTGCCTCTACTTCCGCCATATTGCGGTCACGAATACGGGTAAATGCGTCAATAGGATCGTCGCCGTTGTCGTCCCAGTCATTCAGTGCCGCACGTTCTTCAATGTACGACTTTGACAGGTTGTTTAACTCCTGCGTGCGTTTCTGTGTCAAACTGAATATTTGTTCCTCTATGTCGGCAATATCCTTGTCGTTCGACTTGAATTTCTCTTGAAATTCTAACCACTTCTCTAATTCTTGTGCGGTCGTTACTGCGTGCGTTTTGGTGTAATGCGTCCAATCGTCCTTGGCTGATGTAAACGCGTCCGAATTGTCTTTTCCTGTTGCGTAATGCGGTATACCCATGCCGTTCATTATCGCCTTGGTTTGTGACGCTGTGTACACCTTTGCACCCTTTGACAACGGCAATACTACGTCCTTGCCCTGTGGTATAAATGCACGTCCGTTATCAACGATTAATTCTCGCGGGTCAGATATACCCTTTTCGTCATTAACCATTGCCAAACCGCCCTCAAAATTTTGTGTACCTTTGGCTTTTTTGGCTTTTTTTACGAACATTCCCGAACTGCCAAACTTGGCCGCCGGAACATTTTGATTACTCAATCCACCAACTTGAACCGTCTGAACGGTCAGTGTTACTGTTTTATCTTTTACGGTATCTAAATTAGCCTTTGCACTCTCAACGCCTGCTGATGTGTTATCCTGTGCTGTGATTTCTGTATCGTGTGTTGTAGGAATCAGATTTATTTTGCCTGTGGTTAAATCAATAACGCCGATAGCCTCGCCGTTTTTGGCAATTAGTTTCGCCGTTCCGGTTGTACCGTCATATTCGGCTATTTTGTATTCTGTATTATCTATTGTTGCAATGGCGGGTGTTCCGTCTGCTGTAAACATGACCTCACACTGTTTGCCGTCAAGTTGTTTTGTCTTTTTCTCGACATTATCAACACCGTCTGTGTTGCCCTCTGTGTCAACAGTTACAACAAACTTTTTGCCCTCCAGTTGTCGAACTTTGGCGGTCAAATCATCAACTACTTCAAATCCGTCTGCGGTTATCTTGATACGTTTTTCATTCGGTATCAGTCCCATAGCACGCGACATTTCGGTCAACTTGTCCGCTGTCATATCAATACCTTGCTGACTTCCCTCGGACATCATATCCTTTAATATGCCGTTTATATCGCCTTTTTCAACGGCTTGGCGTACGCTGTCAAATCCGTTTTTAATTAAAGCAGTACCCTCAACGATTTCCTCGGTCGTCAATCCCATTGTTTGACCTGTTTCATTCATTTTCTGAACTACATCATCAATTTTGCCCTTATTTACTGCATCCTGCATATTCGTACATTCGGAATTTAACAGACTGACACCGACCGCCGTTTCCGCAGATGATGCTCCGAACTCTGTCATTGAACGAACATAGTCGTTAATTATGTTGTTCAGTGCGGTACCGTCCCCGTTTGCCGCCTGCTCCCACGCAGCAGACAAATTCTCAACACCGTTCATAGCCAACGCCGCCGACTGTGCATAGCTGTTCATATCTAATTTACCGACGTCGATAAATTCTTTCATATCCTTTAAGGATTGTTCAATTCCGGCGCCGTCTTGATTTAATGCAGATATTTTAATTAATTCAGTTTCATAGTTTGCCAGTTCTTCTGATACGTCGCGTAGTTCTTTATGAGATTGGTCCAAAGCCTGTACTTGGTCGTAATACTTTTGGGCTTCTGTTGTTGCTACCGAATAATTTGCCGCAATAGACGATAACACGCCTTGCGCATTCTTCATTGATTGGTCTGTTGTGCCGTTTTCGTATGCGTGTCCGGAAACTTCTTTATAAATTTCTTGTGCTTTTTTGTAGCCCTCCGCCGCAGTTATTTCATTTTTTGAAATTTTTGCAGTTATGTCACTAACTTTTGATTTAGCCTCTGAATACTTCGTCTGTAATGCTAATTCTTTGTTATAGTTATCTTCCGCGATTTGGCGGTCCTCTTTGTATTTTGCGTCTTTATTTATTAGATTTGATAGTTCTGAACGTTGCTTATTGATATTAGACTGCAATTCATTTTTAGACAGTTTGGTTACTTGTTCAACAGCGTCGTCCAAATTAGAATTATCGGAATTGATTACAAGATTGTATTCCTGCGATAGCATTTCCTTTATTTCTTCTAACTTGCTTTTTGCATTGTCAACTTGTTCTTGACTACTGTCCGGACTTTCAATCACCATTTTTAGCGATTTTACTTGTCCTTGAATATCATTCAGTGATTTATATTTTTCAAGGCTTTCTTTGACCTTTTCATTACCCTTGGATAGTCCCTCACTCCACCTGTATTGCGATTGATACCATTTGTCATATGCAGCCTTTCCGGCTATCGCCGCCGTAGCAATACCCGCAACAGCTAACGCCGCCGGTCCGGCAACAGAACCTATGCTCGCAAGTGTCGGTGCAAACTTCGCCAATGCTCCGCCTGCTGAAAATGCCTTTTTGATGTTGCCGACTGCCTCAACGGTACTTCCGACACCTTTAATTAGTCCGGTTGTTCCCTTTGTGATTGCTCCCATTGCGACAACCGTCGCACCGGCGGTTATTATACCCTTTTTCTGTGCATCGTCCATTGATGCAATTTTTTTTGTGTACTGCGATACGCCGTTTGATACATCAACAATAGTCGGTAACATTAAATCGCCAAACGACCGTGCAATCTCAACAACGTTATTCTTTGCAGCAGACAATTTACTTGCTGTCGTTTCATTCTTTGCGTCAAATTCCGCTTGCAGGGCTGTGTTCTCTTGATATGCGGTATTTGACCTTTCGACGCTCGCCGTAACTAAATCATAACCATTGACTAATGCCATCATAGCCTGTATATCCTGCGTATTGTTTATACCCAAATCGTCCAAAGCCAATGTTAGGTTCTTGGCAGACTTCAAGCCTTTTAACAGTCCGTTAAATGCACCGGAACTGTCAGTATTCCACTGCTCTTTAAACTCTTTCGCACTCTTACCGCTGTACTTTGCGAATTTCGTCAAACCCTCACCGCCGCTTGCAACGGCTGTTTCTATGGATAGCCACGTACGACCTATCGCACTACCGCCCATTTGTGCCTCAATTCCCAATGAGGACAGTGCTGCGGAATAACCCAACACATCCGCCGCTGACATTCGTACAGATGAACCGTATTTACCCATACGCAATGCCATTGCCGCGATTTCCGATTCAGTCGTAGCACTGTGGTTACCCAAATCAACGATTGCACTGCCGATATTACGGATTTCGTTTTGACCGACACCCATAACATTCTGAAAACGTGCCAATGTTGCGGCACCCTCTTCGCCGACAAGGTTTGTAGCTGAACCCATTTGTGCCATTACTTCCGTAAAGTCGATAATGTTTTCTTGGGATATGCCTAACTGACCGCCCGCCGCCGCAAGTTCGTTTAGTTCAGTCGTTGTTTGTGGTATCGCACCTCTGCCGTTAATACCTGTTGTTGACAAATCGATAATGCCTTGCTTTATTTTGGCTAACTGTTCCGGTGTAGCGTCAACTGTCTTTTTAACGCCGGCAAAACTATCCTCAAAATTTACCGCCGCCACTGCTGATGCAGCACCTAAACCCAACGCCGCCGTTGCGGCATACTGTATCGGTTTTGTGATTGTATCAATACTTTCGCCGACTTCTTTTAAACCCTTTCCGGTCTGTTGCCACCTCTCGGCATTTGCGACTTTTTCGGCGGCTTTTACTCCCTTTTCGTATTCTTCATACTGTTTTGTAGCTTGGCTGACTGCTGTTTGTGCGTCCTCGTACGCCTTTTTACTGTTAGTTAAATTATTCTGTTGCTCTTGGATAGCCGAACTTACTTTTTTATGTTGATTTTCCAATGCGTTCAATTCAGTAGTAGTCCACTGTATAGCGCGTTGATTGTCCATATAGGCCGTACTACCCTTGTTGACAATTTTATTTGCGTTTTCTAATGTGTTTATCTCATTTTTTTTCGCAGAAATCATATTTTCAATGCTTGACTTCTGCATTTTCAACGCATTTACATTCTTGTCTACAGATTTAACGTTATCTTCATATGCTTTTTTAGTTTCTTGCAGTGTTTTACGGCTTTTTGCTATAGTGCTTTCAGTCGTCTTTAGCTGATTATTGTATTTTTCTAAACTTTTTGTTCCGGCTGTACCGCTGCTCGCTTGTATGTTCGCAAAATCCGCCAGTTGATTTTTGGCACTGCCTAATGTAGCCGCCAAATCCGATGCGTCACCCGTTATTCGCACTGTAATTTCGCCTATATCTGCCATTAAAACACCTCCTAATTAACCAAAAACAGCCCGCAAATACGGGCTGTCGGCTACTGTTCTGTTATTTTGCGTTGTATTTCCGCCGCTGTTATTGTTTTCTTCACTCAATGCGTCCAACATTTCAAATAACACTGTCGGGTCTTGCCTGCCTACCACGTCGGGCATTAAATGATGTGCTTTAAACATAACAGCGTAAATATCTCTTAGTTTTTCTCTGTTTTCTTGTCCGCTGTCACTGTTTCCGGTTCTTGCGGACTTTCGACGTTTTTTCTTGTCATATTCTCAATATACCATATCCACGCTTGCTTACACATTTGCATTTTTTCGGCAGGATTTCTGTCTAACACATCTTGTGTTGCCTCTGTTCCCTCAAATAGGTGGTCTACTGCTCCACCACATAGTCTGCCGATACTGTCCGTTTCCCTTGTAACGTGAATTTCCTGTATTAAACACATAGCCTCGAAATCGAACGGCTTTGATACGTACTTTTTCTTTCCCTCTGTAAACGATAAAACTTTTTGCATAATATATTCCCTTTCTTAATACAAATTTAGGGACACTAAAACTAATTAGTGTCCCCTCTTTTAATGATTTTATGTCGTAATTATACTGTCTGTGATTGTTCCTTTTTTAACTGTTCTGCTGTTGGCTTATACTTCATATCCTCAAACCACTTTGTAGCGATTTCAGCCTTGCCCTCTGCTGTCAAATCTGTATCATCAATGTAATAATACATATCGTCATTGTTATCCGGTGTGACCGCTGTAAATGTCGCCTTGGCTGTTTGGTGGTCTACACTTCCGCTTGACGGTTTTGTTTTACCGCCAATGTTAGACGCAAAACTGTATTTACCCTTGTAGGTTCTGAAATATCTGTACGAACCGTCATTGTGTAGTGTTCTCCACGCTACACCGAAATACGGTGCCTCTGTCTTGTTATTGACTGCGATACCGCCGACCTCATCCCTTTCCAAACCACGCCACATAGCGTCAACCTGTGGTGGAATGTCTGCATTTTCAATGTCGTGTCCCGGTTTTTCAATATATGTGCTGACTTCGTATGCGTTATTATCAGCGTCAAACGTATCACTGTTACCACTGTCGGTTGGTGTGATTTGAACCATACCCGGCAATGTATAACCGTCACCGTAGGTTAGCTCTGTCGCTGTGTCCTTGTCAACTTTGAAAAATGTATATTTGTCAACACCTATTGTTGACGACGGTTTGTTAATTACTGTATTTGCATTAGCCATTTTAAAATCCTCCTAAAAATATACTTGTTTTGAAAATCTCATTGCTTTGTGTCTTACACCGTTTTCGGGTGGCATATCTCGCGACATTTCACGATACCACCCTGCCGCCTGCATAGCCGTATCAACCTGTATCGCTATTCGACTGCATTCACCGCCGCCGTTCGCCCATATATCTATTGATACAGCTGTGTTCTGTGCCTGTTCCGCATTGTCATAGCAAAAACCTGTTGTTGTCGTATTTTCATAATAGCTGATAACGGGCAGTTCCTGTTTTTCGTCCGGGTGATAAAAACAAACTGTGACGTCCTCTAAATTCATAGATACTAAAATATCGCGGATAATTTTATTTACGTCTACCATTCAGCTTTACCCCCTTTAACATCACTTGCAATCCCATATTCCAATCAGCTACATATGTGACTTCGTAGGTTTTTGTATCTGTTATCAGATACGCGCCGACCGTTATATCGGAATTACGGGGACAATAAAACACATACTGACAATCAATTTGCAGTCCGTAATCTTTTGACGCCATATCACCGCTGTACGGTTGTAAATCGCCTGTAACGGTACTTTTTTCTATGATGTCGTATGTGTTTTCGTAATCGTCGTAATTCCCTTTTACGGCGATTTTTGCCGTTGTGTTATCAAACACGCTAAATATGTTATTAAACACGCTATTTTTGTTATTAGACGTGCTAAATATGTTCCGATAGTTTTCGTTTGCTGATGTCACTTGGCAAAAACCCCCTTTTACAGCGGTACGGTCTTAAACGTGATTCGTATTCTTTCAAAAATTCGTCGGTGTCGGTTGACGCGGACGACGTTTCAAATGATACGCTACGTTTATCCTCTGTAACAGACTTTATGACTTGCGGTGCGGCTGTTTGTCCGTACCCTTTTCGGCGGTACATTTCCGCCGCCATTTGAGGCACAAGACTTTGTAGTTTTGTCGGCACTTCGGCTGTGTGACAATATGAATTTATTAGATTTTCCATATCATCAATCAAAAAAGACAACAAGTCGTCTTGCTCGTTGTCTTTTATTCCTAACAGCATTTTTGCTGTACTCAAACTATCCATTGTATCAGTCCTCTTTCTTTCTGCGCGTCGGTTTCTTGGTTTCTTCCACCGTTTCCGCAGTTTCTTCCGGTTCGTCCGCTGTCGGTTCACCGTCTGCGACATAATACCCCGACGTCAGATACGCACGGATTTGAATTTGATTTGTCAGATTGACTGTATCAGTACCGTTTGTCAAACGCATATGTACCGCCCCTTTCTTTTTATTCTGCTTTTTTGTGAACGTAAATAGCGTTCTTTTTGTTGTCTAATACGAACGCGTCGTAGTAAACTCTACCCTCAACAAGCCAACCGTTAATACCCGGAGGATTGTCGTGGATTTTGTATTCTGACAACTTAACCGGTGATGTTGTTGCGATTTTGTGTGTGATGAAAAACAAAACGCCCTCCGGCAATCTTGTTGACGGTGCAACAACAATAGGAATACCGTCAACCATACCGACTTGACCTTTGATTGCAATGTTCTGTGCAATATCACCCTGCTTGATGAATGAATCATCTTGCTTGATTAATTTGAAAAATTCAGTTGATACAATCGCTACTTTTCCCTCCGGTACGTTCTTTTCGATTAGAAAACTTGTACCGTCCAAAAATGCACTGTACGCATTTTCTTTTGTGATTGCTCCTGTTGCTGTTTGTCCTGCACTTGCGCAGATTTTTGCAAATCTGTATGTATCAATTTCCGGTACGATAACCTCTCTGATTTGACGTTGTAGGGCTGAACCTGCACTGTTTATCATTTGTGTATCGTTGTAGTTTCCTCTGTCGATTGTGAACGTAAAACTTCTGTCTTGGTTCATTGTCAGTTCCTGTACGGTGTTCTCTAATTCCTTTGGTGTTCCGTAACGGTTTGAACCCTCTTTCGTGTAGTCGTTCATTGCCGCAGTAGGTACAGAATACACGTTTACTGTTTTAACACCGACAAAATCAAAATTTTGGTTTACAACGGCATTTGACATTGACTCTTTTGAAAATCTTTCGTCAATCGCCTTTGCGTATTTGCTTGCGTAATTAATAGCCATATTTTTTACTTCCTTTCTTTGTTTAGTTGATAAATCCCGCTAAAAACGGGTCATTTTCCTTGTTGTCCGGCTCTTTGAACTTCGGCGGATTGCCTTTCATTCTTTCTGTTACCGCCTTTTCTACCGCCGCATTGAAATCCTTTTCAAATGCGTCAATGTTCGCTTTGGTTTCTTCCGCAGTCTTACCGCACAAACGCTCGGCAAAATTCTTGGACAATCCACGTTCTAACAGTTGATTAGCAGTTTCGGCAACTAACTGCTTTTGTGCAAATTCAGATTTTTCCTTTTCAAACTTTTCACGTTCGATACGCATTTCTTCCTTTGCTCTCTCGTCCTTGTTCAGCTTTGCCAGTCTTGCCGCCTCGTCCGCGTCTGCTTTCCATTGCTTTTGTGCCTCCTCGACAGCCTTTCTTGTCGCCTCGTCAATATCTTCTTGCGAAAATGTTTTCGGTGGCTCTGCCGGTGGGTCAACCTTTGTGCCTGTCGGCGGGTCTGCCGGTGGGTCGACTTTTGGGTCGACTTTTGGGTCAACTTTTGGGTCTGTGTTTGGTTCTTGTCCTTCCATTGATTAAATCATTCCTTTCTTAATTTTGGGTATAAAAATAGAACCTTTTATTGTCTTGTTCAGGACAATGCTTAACCCTGCACGGGAGATATTCGGACCACTACTCCTTTCTACTATGTGTATGTTGTGCCTATTCTCACACTATCACCGCCTTTCAATGAATTAATTATATTTTTAAATATTCTCCTCTTAAAATTTTCTTTGCTTTTTCCGCCTCGCGACGGATTTCAAAACTTGTCTTATCTACAAATAACCAACCGTGAAACGGCATAAATTTTTGTCTTTTTCCCTCCGGCTCAAAATACGCCCAATCAAAACCGTGTCCAATAATTTCGGGTGTGCCTATTGCCTCCCAAAAACCATCTGTAACAGGGAAAAATCCGCAGTTAATCATAATGCATTGCTTTTCTCTGCTTAATGTTCTTTGTGCCTCTCGTCTACCCTGTACACGGGCGCTTTCCAACTCTCGGTTTAACTCACGCTGTGTCATAATTATTTTACCGAATATCTTTCTCATAAAAATCTTCCTTTCTTTTTTCTCAATTAATTGTGAATTTGAGCATTAAAAAAGCACGTCTGAAAACGTGCTTTTACTCTGTCAGATATGCTATTGCCTTTTTATATTTTTCTACTCTTTTTAAATCCTTATCCGTAATGACTTTTAAACGTGTCAAATCAGAATTATGTTTTAAGTCTGCTATTTTTACGTTTCTTGCTAAATTATTAGTTTTTATTCTTGCGATATATTCAAAATAATCTTCATTATTTTTTTTGGTTAATAGCTTTATTGCCGTTAACTCATTCGTTCCTACACCATAGTTCTTTAAATCCTTTAATGTGATTTTTGTATCTTCTACAACGTCGTGTAATAATGCTACGATTTTTTCCTCTTTTGTTTTTACGCTAAATGCCACCATAATAGGATGATATATATATTCTTTGCCCGCTTTGTCCGTTTGCCCTTTATGTGCAATGGTCGCGATTTCCAATGCCTTTTCTACAGTAAACAATATTTTTTCGCCTCCTCCTCTGTTATTTCTGTATATAAATCATAGTATTCGCTTTCATCATTCATATACTCTATCATTATCCCTGTCCTTATCCACTTTCCGTTTATATATATATATTGTTCAGCGCCATTTGCTTTTACTATAATATCCTTGTGTTCTCTATCTTCAAGCCTATAATATTTCATAATCATTTCACCTTTTCAATATCTTTTGGAATATGCAGTTTTTCAGACATGTCAAACATTTGTTTACTCAAATTCAAATATTCTTCTGAATTCTTTTCTAAAACTCTTGCTTTTTCATATAATTCGTGCATTTCATTATTTTT